TTCCCAGTCCTTCTGGAAAAGATCTAGACCCTTATCGGTCAAGATGTTCTTGTACATTCCCCAGAAAACAACTGGTGGAATTGTAACCACATCTGCACCATTGAGTGCAGCCTGTTCTACTTGTCGCACATCACGAATGGATGCAGCAAGAATCTGTGTAGATGTTCCAGAGTAATCAAATGCCTTACGAATGTTTTTGACGATCTCAACACCATCAATTGAGTTGTCCATCCATCTTCCCACAAAAGGAGAGATAAATGTTGCACCTGCTTTGGATGCAAGGATTGCTTGTGCAACCGAGAACACCAAAGTTACATTGGTTTGAATTCCTTTATCGGAAAGAGACTTACAAGCCTTAAGCCCTTCTACCGTGCAGGGAACCTTAATGGTGACTGCAGGTGCGATTGAGTAAAATTTCCTTGCTTCTGAAAGCATTTCTTCTGCGGTGTCTGCAACAACTTCCGCTGAGATGCTTTCTAAGTTCTCAAACTTAGAAAGTTCAGTAATGACTTCTAGAAGTTGTCTACCGCTTTTGAGAATGAGTGATGGGTTTGTAGTGACTCCATCAATTAACCCCGTCTCATATGCTGGTTGAATAAACGATACATCAGCCGTGTCTAAAAAAATCTTCATATACTATCTCCTATTGCGGATAAGCGTTGTTTAGTCCCCAAATAACAAACAATCCAATTGATCCAAAAAGTAAAAATGAAGATATAAAAAGATTACTCATTGTCTTCATCCTCATAAGTAGATGGTTCTTCAAATAATTCTTGCATTTTTTGTTGTAAAACTCTTTCTTGTAACTCTTGTAAATCTTCCTCTGTAAGAGTGATCATTTGCCTTTGAGTAGTTCCTCTATTCTTTTACGCATATTTGTACTATCCTGTTTCATATAGTCACGCAATGAATAACCACGTTGTCCTCTCATAATACAAGTGCCCTGATAAAACATTGTGGCAGCAAATACCAACAATAGGACAATGCCTATTATTTCAGGGTAATGTTGATCCATGGTAGTACAGGTGGAATAACACCTACGAGTCTTAAAAGTCCCTCAGCAAATAAAGAAAGAACCACCCAACCGACGCACATACTAATGATAGAAGCATTACGGTTGTGTCTTCGTATAGCAGCATTGATCATCTCCTGTACTTCAGAACGACTTACAAGTTCGTCTTGTGGTTCCATCACTTCTCATCTCCAAGAAACTTTGCCAGAGGGTCTCTTCTGGTCTTAGCGATTTCCACTGCTCTTTTGTAGAACATATTGTCTGTATTTCCAGACTGTTCGAAGGTCTCCTTGATCTTCACCCAGTTCTCATAGGTGTGCTGATCCATAGGGTTATGAATAAGTATACTACTATATAATAGTTTTTCTTTTTACAGTGTCAAGTTATTGTGTTGATATCAAAAAAGTGTTTAAGAAAATCTTAAATTATGTAATATTTGTAACAAGGAAGATCAGGGATTCGAACCCTGGAACGCTATTAACGTTAATAGTTTTCAAGACTATCGCCATCAACCACTCGGCCAATCTTCCATTTGTGGTATAATATACTATATCTATTTAATTTTGTCAAGTGCTTATAAAACCACCGTCAAAAAGAATTGAGTTTGAAAAACTTTTAAGAAATCTTGGGTATAAAGACAGATCACCTGTCTATTTCGAAGAGAAAGTAACCAAGCAAATTAACTATGTTTTGCCTAGTGGAAAAGCAATGGGGTTTTATAATACTATTATACCATATTACAATAAAAAGTCATATCTCTATACTGAATTTTATCAAAGCTATCACGAACCAAATATTAAAGAACGAATTTCATCACTTGCTGAAAACATTCTTTTTAGTGAAAAAACAAGAATCGGAGAAGTTTATTGGAAAGTTGTTTATACAAACGATCCCACAGAATTTACGTTGGAAGAACGAAGAGCAATTTTTGGATATTTTATCAAAGATGTAAAGAACTGGTTTACAAATGGATTTGTAAAGTTCGAACCAAGAGAAGGTGATATGCTAGTTTCCAATCCATACGGTCCAAAAATTAATAAAGGATTCACAAGCGAATCAATGGATGAAGGAACAAAGCAAAGAGCATTGTGGAATAAAAGACTTGGATTTGGAGATCTCAAATCAGATGGTTTTTGTTATGCAAGATACGATCAAGATTTAAAATTGCGCCCACTATGAGCAAAATTTATCCACCAAAAGTAAGAAGAGATTTTGAAAGATTGATTATCAAACTTGGATATAAAGATCGGTCTCCTATTTGTTTAAAAACAAACAGAGAAACTACTAAGATTGCAAAAGAATGTTTTCCAATATCAATTAACTACATAGAATTTTTTGCTATTCATTATACAAATAAAAAAAGTTATGTTTATGAACAATATCTAATTGATAGAAAAATTTTATCTAAAAAAGATATCACTAAAAAATACAAATACTTATTAGATAAAATAAAATTTAGTGAGGGAAAAATAAGTGAAATTGGTTGGCAAATAATGTGGGATCGTCACCCATCAATGTTGACCAAAAATCAACATAAAAAAATTCTCTATAGGATCATTAGAGAATTAAAAGATATGAGAGATAATAGAAAATATTTTACTACAGCATATCCCAAACAAGTCCTTGTTAGTAAGCCTTGGGGAAATCAACTATACAATCCAATTGATTCTGAAGATGACTTGGATCTAGTAAGAAAAAGATCTTTAATGAATTCTAAATTTGGTTTTGGAAACTTAGACGAATACGGACACGAGTATGCAATATTTGATGATACTCTTTATCTAAATCCTATCTAATCTCAAAATCTAACTTTCTAACCTTACGTTGCCTTCTTGCTTCTTGATATGCAAGATCTTCGTTAGTCAGAACACCAGATTTTTCTTTTGCTTTTGTGGCATTTAACATCAATACTTGAGACAAATCGACCGCAGATATTACACCATTGCGAATAACTGCCATATTTGGACATCCACAAGACACTGTTTTTCCAGTAATGCCTTCCAACTCCTTACCACAGGAGCGGCATCTGATTCTTAAATTTTCCATTAATCATTACCTTAACAAAATCAATAATTGTTTATTGTGCTGGTTGTTCTTCTGCGGGAACTTCTTGCTCTACAGGTTGCGCTGGAACTTCATCGGTTTCCTCAACTTGAGGTACTGCCTTTTCACTAAAAGATCTTAGCATCCAAACAAATTTACCGTGTGATTCCATTAAGTCCTGAAGAAGATTTGCAGTTGCTAACGTTCTTTGTGCCTCTGCTTCTTCAGCTGCTTCTGTCAATAACTCAATTAAAATTTGATTATCATTCAGAAGTTGCTTAATCATTTCAGTTCCTTTGGAAAGTGGTTTTCCTAAGGTTACCGACTTTAAACCATTTTCATCAGTAGAAACAATATTCGTCCCTTCACCAATAGTGGAAACTTCTACAATTCTACTAAGTGTTCCAACAGGGCGAATATTCAGATATCTCATGTGTTCAGAGAGACGATCGATCTCCTCAAACATTGATTCGTATTGATTACCAAAAACTTCATGGAACTGATGAAAGTCAGGTCCTACAACGTTCCAATGGTAAACCCAAGTCTTGTGAAACAGAAGAAATAAATTCGCCTGAACATCACTTAGAAGTTTAAAAAGTCTTTCCATTATACCAGTTTTTTAGGTATTTATAAAGTGGGCGATGACGGATTCGAACCGCCGACCAATTGCGTGTAAAGCAACTGCGCTACCGCTGCGCTAATCGCCCATAAAAAGTCAAAGTTGATTCATAAGATATTCAACTGTATTTGCCACATCATTCATAGCATCACGAAGATTTTCCCTTTGACCAGATTCTTGTTTAACGATTGGGCGAGAATCCTCAACAAGAGTCCAGCGCCATTGATTCATATCCTTACAGAACCAAAGATTAATTTTCATTCTTAAAGTACTCCAGTTCTATCCAACGAAGAAGTGTATTATAAGCATAGATTGACGCTTCTGTACAATTATCTTCTTTGAGTCTTTGGATATAATACTCAAGTGCCTCAATGACCATTTCACGGTCTTTCTGGGAAATAAGAGACATAAACCTCCTAACTCATTGATTATGATACATTAAAAAGGGGGTTTTGTCAACCCCCCTCTATGTATCACTTCTCACCCATACCGATTTGTTGCACCTTAATACGGGAACGATTCAGAATAGAACCAGAAAGAGGAACATAACCGAGATCATCAGCAATCGACTGAGCCTTAGAGCTCAGAGCGTAGTTCAGAGCATCACGAACAGCAGATGCCTTACCAGGAGCATAACCACTCTTATAAGCAATAATCCAGGTCAGAGTAGAGATAGGATAGGCACGAGCACCTGCGGGATTGGGGTCTTCGCCAGCAAGAGTCACAGGATCCAGTTTGATACCGTTCAGAGCGGCGGCACCAGTCACAGCAGAAGGTCCAACAAACTTACCTGCCTTGTTCTGAAGCACGGCAGCTTGGAGTTTGTTAGCACGAACAAATCCAGTATTCAGATAACCGATACCACCAGGAGTGTTGGAAAGAGTTCCAGCAACACCTTCATTACCTTTTGCACCGACTCCAACAGGCCAATTGATGGATTTACCAACACCAGCAGTCCAACCACCAAAAGCATCCAGAGAGTTGGTGAATGCATAGGTAGTTCCAGAACCGTCTGAACGATGAACAACTCTGATAGAACCAGCAGCACAACCAACTTGCTTCCAGTCCTTGATACGACCTGCAAAAATATCAACAGTTTGCTTCTGAGTCAGTTTCAGTTTGCAACCAGGTTTGTTATAAGCAACAGCAATCGTTCCACCCACCATAGGAATCTGAACAACACCACGCTTTACTTTTGCTGCTTCTTTTGCTTTGATGGGTTCGTCGCTTGCTCCGAAGTCAACTGTGCCCGCAACAAATTGACGAATACCAGCACCAGAACCAACGGACTGATAATTAACCCTGTCCCCAGTATTTCGTGCATAATCTTGGAACCATCGTTGATAGATTGGTGCGGGGAAGGTAGCGCCTGCACCATTGAGAATAGGTCCAGCAATTGCAGCAGTGGGAGCAAGAGCAAAACCGATTGTAGCAATGTGTTTGAGTTTCATAAGAATTAAAAACTTCTTTGTAATTGTACTCGATTAAGTTTAAGAAAAGGTTAAATATCCCTAAACACCAAAAAACCTCCCCGAAAGGAGGTTTAGAGGTATCAGGATATTATCAGAAACGGAAACTCGTCTGAATCACACCACCATAGTTAGAAGATGCGTTCTT